AACAAGTACGGCAGCGGTTTGGCTAATCTGGTCTAAATCCGGCATACCACGCATTTTAAATAGATAGTCTACTTCCGATAACCATGCGTTTTTTAATGCCTTAGGTAGGGTGTCATAGCCTGTAAGGTAAGTTACTGAATACATTTCTTTGCAGTCTGCTGAGTTCCATGTCCAGGGTTCTACATATCCGTTATGATAAAACCATTCTATCCCACTGCCAGATCCGCTATTGATAACGATCCGTTTTGCCTGGTAATTAGAAACGGTGTAATCTGCTTCGGCTATATCTCCATCTTTACCCGTAACCGATGTTATCTCTCCCGTTGGCGATAAAGGCAACTCTAACGGATAACCCGGCCACTGAACGATTATCGAACGCTGAACCAGTCCAATATTCAAGTATGCTTCTATCCTTTGACGTGCCGCTGAGATAAGCAAAGTTAGTTCGTCATCAAATGCCGTATAATCAGCATCAATACGGGAAAAGTTCTTAACATCCGCAAGCGTAACCGTTTCGGTGAAATCGGTATCGTCAATTATTTGGTAGCTCATAAAGCAAATGTAACGAAAATGATATGAAAAGTGAAAAGTAGATTTGTTACCTTTAGTGTAAACGAAAAAACAAAACAATTATGGGTTACAATTTATCAATCGGTCAAGCCGAAATGGAGTTTAATAAAGAATACAGTCATCTGAGTATTGATGTTCAATACATATCGCTTCCTGAAGCTCCTGCATTTGGCGAGCCTACTGACAACAGTAATCAAAGATGGCCTTCATACTCCGTTTGGAGAAGCTTTACTAAAAGTGTAGGGTTAGAGGATTTATTCTTTGATAAAGAATTTGAGGGTAATAATGGAGAGCAATGTCTTATTAGAGAACATCCAGGTTTTACCGTAATTACTGACTACCATAAAGGTGAGATAGACAAAGCGTATGCGGATTTTTACAAAAATAACCCGAGTTGCAAAGCTGGTTACTCACCTTTACTTGACGATACCTTAGGTATTTATGAAGATAACGAATGGCCCGAATGCAACAACCAAGCTGTTAGATTAGAATGGCTTAAGTTTTGGGTGGATTGGTCTTTAGATAATTGCGAAATTCCAATTTTCAAAAACACATAAAATGTTCCGTCCTCAAAACCGATGTAACGGCAAAACTGCCTACCCATCAAAAGAGAAAGCTAACGAGACAGCAAAGCACTTGAATGGGATGGGCGGTAAGCGTGTAACATCGTATCGGTGCAAAGAATGCGCAGGATACCACGTTGGTCACGAAAGCAAAGGACGTAAAATGTCGGCTGATAAAACAGGAAAAAACAAAATTATACACCATAACCATGTGCCTGGGGTACATAGGATAAAATTAGATGATTATGAAAGCTAGTGAATTAAGAATAGGCAATTATATATATGATGACTTTAACGAAGTTCATATAGTTGAGAAAATTGAATCTCAAAAGTTTAATGATTGGAACGGTTCAGAACCGTCTTTAATTGTTTTTAGCAAGTTAAAAGAAACTCAAAACGGGATGTACACTTGTGATGTTGTTTCCGGCATACCTTTAACAGTAGAATGGTTGTTAAAGTTTGGATTTAATCGTCATGATGATGGTAGTGTTTCTGCTCAATTTAGCATAGGCACAAACCCCGTAACTAAGGATTTTATGATGTATTTAATATGGATAAAATCATCTAAAGATTATAGCTTAAAATATTTCCCTTTTTATAGAAATGGGCATCATATTATTAAATACGTTCATCAACTCCAAAACCTATACTTTGCGTTAACCGGAAAGGAACTAACTACCTCGTAATTAAAAAAAAAGCCCGGCTATTTCACAAATGCCGGGCTAAACCTAAAACAAAACAAACTATACCTATTTCTTTTCGCGGGCTTTACGCGTCTTAACTTCTTTCACTGGCTCGGCTTCTTTATCAGCAACAATAGGCTCTTGCTGATCTTTGTCGGTTTCAATTTCGGTTTCAGCAACAGGATCGGCTTCCGTTTCCTCTTCAGAAGCTATCGTTTCATCCATCTGATTGATAATTGCTAAAGCCGCTTGTTTCTCCGCTTCAGTTGAATTACCTGCCGCGATACGTTCTGCTTTATCCTGCTCAGTTTCGACAATCTCCGAGTCATCCGGTGCTATATCAGCCAGTTTATGTTCTGTCAAATAATCCGCGTCTGCCTGGCTACATTCAAATACATTTCCCGGATCGTAAATCCGGCCCGTTGGAGCAAATATAAACCTAACATTTGCCTTTACTTTTAAAGTTTCTTTTTCCATAGTTATAAAGATATGCAATGATACGAAAAAACCCTGTAACATTTCTATTACAGGGTTCTATACTTATTTAGCTACTATGGCTTAGTTAAAGCGGTAATAGCAGCGGCAAACGTACCTTTCACGAATGCTGGCAACCAGTTTGATTTAACAAACAGAACTGCCCTCATTTCAGCTAAGATAGTCACTAAGTTTTTGATGAAGTCATCATTAACGTAACCGATCTGGATGTTAACGTCCTCGCGGATAGCTAACGTTGCTTTCTTGAAGTCACCTGCAAGGAACGAACCAACAGCAACACCATTGTTAGCAACGATACGCAGACCAGCGATAGTCATACCATCAACTGAACTGAATGGTGGCAACAGGTAGCGTCCTTCGGCATCTTTGATTAACTGCATTGCGTAGTAATCAGCAGGGTTAACGACAATGGTATCACCCATGAAGTTGGCAGCGGCTAATTGAGCAACAGCGGCTACCATTACGTCGAAACGGTTAGGTGTAGGCACTAACAGGGCCATTGTCGAAACGGCTGCGAACGTAGGCGCAACAGTTAAGATACCTTTAAGGTTAGGGCTAACACCATCACCAGACAGGATTTGTTCGTCTAACTTCAACGCAACCAATTCGCGCAGTTCGGTGTTAATCTCACCTTGCAGGAACTTAATGTCCGCTAATGCTTCTTTGGATACCTTAATCCAAACCGCAATTTTCTCAACTTTTGCAGTTGCTTCTACGATGTCGAAATCAGTTTGCGGTTTAGTAGCACCCTCAGCAACAGTACCGGCTACACCAGGATCAGCATTTTTCTGCTCAGCCCATGCGATGTACATATTATCAGTAGTAATGATACGTACCAATTCGCGCATGAATGGTTGACGACGAACAATACGGGCAAATTCAGGATCCCATGAAGTAAGACCAATAGTACCGCCTGAGTAGTTACCGGCAATAGTCATGGTTCCGGCTGCTTTCATAGTGAAGTTAACCTTGCCCGACTGATCTTTAGTCATTGCTTCTAAACCTGCTTTATTGGCTTCTACCAACTCTTTCAATTCAGCCTCGAAAGACTTAACTGCAGCAGGGTTACCATTTTTCAGACCAGAAACAACTTTAGCAACATTGTCGTGTTGTTTTTGCATTTCTGCAAGGATTGTTTCAAGTGCTTTCTCCTGGTTGTCTGCAGTGTCTTTCAGCTTCATTGATTTGAACGCTTTTTCAGCAATCTCAGCAATCAACTTGTTAGCTTCATCAGTACCTACTTCGGCCTTTAATAAGGCTGCAAGGTTATGAGCTACATACTTTTGAGCGGCGTCTTCTGCTTGCTCTTTTACAACTTTCATTGCCGCTTCTTTTTTCTGATCATCCGTCAGTTCTCCACCATTACCACCATCAGGCGATAAGTTAGCGCGGAAAAATTTTGAAACGGATGCAGAGCCAGCCCCCATTACTAATGGGTTAAATACTTTTTTCATGTTTTTTAATTTAAATAATCAAAAATTGTTTTTTCATTCTTTTGCGGAATAATGAAATCGTCCCACACCGATTTTGACTGCTCTGATGGCGGGTCTAATTGAGTGGATTTCTCCGGCTCAGTATTGTTTATATTGCCTGTAACGGAATTGCTCCCTAATACTACAAGGCTTGATTCTCTAACGTTTTTCGCTTCTTTAACGACAAAGAAATAAGGGATATATTCAAAGTCTGCTTTATTGGCGATCATTGGCAGGTATTCATCATAACGCTGTTTCTCCGTTTCGTCTGATGGGTGGTTGCTATCCATTGCAAGTTCGATAGTCACGTACTGCATCCGAACGCTTGCTTCGATCTGATCGCCTGATTCTAACCATTCCTTAGCCTTAGCATGGACTACCTTATCTTTAGGGAACTTATAGATCAATGCCTGAGTATCGCCCTGGTATGGTTGCCCTAGTAAAGCGAACGGCATTTTAACCACCATCATTTCAATGTATTCCTTTCTGACAATAACATCGTCAATACATAGCTCGTGGTCGGCAACTAAATAGTTATTCCCTTGCTGCTCCTTTATTGACTTATTCCAGATCCCATCAATATGTAAATCGTTGTGGCTATCCAATATCCGGGTAGTGTTAACAGCGATATAGTAATAAGCATCGTCTATTTTCAAAGCCTTTACCTGATCAGATAGTTTAAGCAGATCAAGAGATTTACAGGTTACAGCTATACCTTTATCGCATGACTTCTGTATGTCGGCTTTTTTAAGGTCAATAATTCCTTTAATGTTACCCCTGAACTCGGTAAACATTTCCTCTTTAGTTGAAAACTCGCGCTTAGGAAAATAAATGCTTTTTATCACTTGTTAACTGGTTTATTTATGTACTTCAGCTTTTTGCTAATAGCGTCCTTAACCTTAGGATCTTCTACGCGTTCACGTATTGCCTTTAAATCTTGTTCGCTTTTAGTTGGCTTTTCCATAATTGTAACAATAATGATACGAATATATGCAAAAGATTTGAAATGCAAATAAAAAAGAAAATCCGGCCAAAATTAATTGAACCGGATTTGCGATCTGACGGGAATTATGGTTAAGCGAATACGAATGGAATCTTTACTTTCCTTTTACCATGTATTAGCGCGCAAAAATTATCTCTATTTCTTTTCCTTTCGGTAGATTCCCATGCTTTAAGAGCTGAATCGTAATAGATGCCAGTTTCAACGTTCAAAACCATTTTGGATTTTGGGTTCCTATCTGGGTTTAGAAATTGTTGTCTTCTTAATTCCACTCCTTCTTTAGATACTTTAGCTAAACCTGTTCTGAAAGCGTGCTGTGTGTTTTCTTTTGAAGTTGCCCATTCTAAATTATCTAAATTATTATTTAATTTATTACCATCGATATGGTTAACGCAGTATTTATTTTCCGGGTTAGGGATGAAAGTTATAGCAACTACTCTGTGCATAGTTTGGGCTGGCAGCGACTTTCTGTCCCCTATAGCAATTCTTCTATAACCATGTTTGTCAATAAGCCCCTCTTTCAATATTCTTCCTTCTAGCCACCTATCAACCTTTCCCCTGCCTGTTTGAATTATTTTGCTTAAAGACCTTGCTCGACCTAAACTGCTAACCTGATATCTACCCTCGCAACCAGGTATATCTTTCCACATTTCTTCCATAAATAAAAATCCATGCCTTTCATCCGTCGAGGTGGACTACTTAGCATGGATATTTTTAAATTTCTTAATTCGGCCTCGACTCCGATTAACTAATATACGGTTTTTAGCTTGCTCCTACAAGTTTGCCATTGACTATTCTGCCTAATTTTTGATAGCGGTTATATCTGTTTATTGACATAAAACTACAAGTACACCGGCAATTTATGACTTGATTTGCTGGTAATGAAAAATCTCCCGGCCTTTCGCATAGATGGCCATCAAGATTAAATGTACTTTCCATTTCTATAATGGTGTCATTCTCTTCAAGATGCGCCCTGCGTTCGTTTTTGTCGTTTCTACCTAACCAAACCTTATATGACTGACCTCCTTGTGTTTCGATCCAAGAAACTGCAGCTATATTTTTACCTAAGTTAGCAATTCGACTTGTTTCGGTACGCGAAATCGTTCCCGCCCTCATTTTAGCACGTTGCCCTAAGCCTTTAAGGAATAACCTAACACGACCCTCTCTATCCATATCCAAATCGGCAACATCACCTAAAGCCCTGCGTATCATTTCGACCGTAGTATCGTTAAGTTCGCGCTGTATCTGGTAAACGTACTGTAAAGCGTAATCTTTCAGTTTGCCCGACCAAACATCTACCAGGAAATCTATTGCGCTTGCCTTAGTTGCCGTTGGTTCGTTTTTCCGCTGCCTGTAATACTCCGACCTAGCCATTTTCATCCCCGTAATCTCATAAGCACGTTGGTATACTGACTGCCATACGTTCCGGTTGATTAACTGCTCTACTGGAATGTTATCCGTTCCTTCCAGTTCAACGTACGTCATAACGGGCTGTATTGACTGCATTATAGCTTTACGAAATAACGGCAATAGCTGTTTTTCCGCTGTCTTATGAAAACGGTTCCAGATTAGGCGCTCTTCTCGGAATTCTTTAAGCATTAGATTTATGCCTTTTTACTAGCTGTATTTTATCTCCTGAATACCAATATAAAGAACCGTTTCTTTTTACCCAATACTTAGGGAAACCAGTTTCGCTGCAAGACCCTATTGGCTCTACCTTTACAAGTTTACCTGTAACTCTCATTACTCTGTCGGTTATTCTGCCGTATTCATCCATCTTGTGGGATATAAACCTAACTGTATCGTTTATTTTTGCTTCCATACCCAAATATACCACTATCCATCAATATCCGGTGTAACAATTTCGATACCTAACATAAACCCCTCAGCCAGCCCAACTTCGTATGCTGCTATCAAATCGGTAGCGTCAAGTTCTAAGATCATAAACCTTCCGCGTTTGGATCTGTTTCGATTTCCCCGCTTACAACGTCCTCGATAAGTATAAGGCCAGATGCTACTAAAATAGCCTTACCGATATCGCCACCTACCGCATCATAACTGTAAATAGCGCGTTTTTCATCTACACTTAAATCAGGCTTACCAAATACTGAAGCCATAAGCGCCAAATCAGGTGCAAGCTCGGTAAACTCGGTTAAGTCATGGCAGGCGATAATATCCGGCCACCACTGCTTAATGATAGCGTTTAGTTTCTGGTCAAACTTGCGTAGTTCGGATATAATTAGGTTTGTGACCAATGATTTATAGCCGGTAATAATACTGTTTTCGCTGCTTTGAGACGCGACCGGGGTTAATGCCCAGGGAATACCCATGACAGCGAATATATTTTTCCAGTTGTTTTCTTCAGACTTGACAAGCTCCATCTCGGCAAGCGTATCGCCATATGGGGTTACTGTAACCTCGGCGTTAGTGAACTTCATTCGTCTGTTGTTACGGGCACCCGACATATCGTTTTGGATAGTCCGCTTAAGGTCGTCCATTTCAGAAACCGTCATTTTGCCTACGCGTTTACCCTCAGATGTAACGTCAACCTTAGACCCAAACAAAGTACCACGCCCTCCGTTCTCAAATGCGGCTCCCTGAGCGGTTATATTTGCTTGGTTGAGTGATATATCGCCTATTGCTATTTCGTCAACGCCTAGCCCCTTTAAATCGGCTAGATTTGGATTCCAGTGTTTAAGGTGTAATATCCGGTCTTTCTCGATTCTGATCTGCTGACCGTTATCGCAGGTATACAGATAGTAAGCAACCGGGCTGAACTTCGATGCGTCATCTTTAACGATGGTGATCCGGTCACGATCTAGTGAGTGAACGGCAACAGGCAATACGTTTCGGGATAACTCAGCGTCTAAGCCCTCGAAATATAGGAAGCCATCCCCAAACTGGTAGTTATACCAAAAGTCTGCCATACCTTCCATGCCTAAATTATCAAACAGTTCGTTTAATGGATGATCTTCTAATTCAGTAAGTGTTTGGGATTTTATAAACGCCCTATTCTCATTGGATATGGCTTTAGAATAGAACTTGTTGAACTTGCGCGCTGCAGGTTTATTTTTCGCCTGGCTGAACATAATCGGTGCTTCTGTAATCTTGCGAACGAATATATTCGCACCGGCATAGAATATCTTATTTGAGTAGGCCGATTTATTTGATAACCCCATCAATCGGAATGTATTACCCATCAGCATTGAGACACCCGTAGCGTAGTTCGGGAAGGTATTGTTTAACGCTTTAACCACCGGAGCCATTACAACGGAAGCTACATTTTTTAAGTAGTGAGTTAATCCCATGCCCAAATGTAACTACAATGTTGCATAAAAGCAAAATAGTCTTACCCAGCCCCAAATTGAAAATCTTCTTCCTCTGTCTTTATCAGCGGCCATGCCACGTATCTGATCGGATCAATGTAGTGATTCCATAGGTCAACGGGCACACCGGACTTTTTATCGTGCCACACGTAGTTATTTAATTCTTTGATGATTGGCCTACTTTCCTCTCCGGGATCTACTATTATTTCGTAATCTTGCATTGAACTGATACCGGCTGTTACAGAACCAGGTGGCTTATAAGCACCTTCAATATTTAGCCCCCTATCTTCTAACTCGGATACAAGCCTAGATTCCGAACTGTCACCTATAATTAATGAAGTAACCCCCGCATAAAATAAGTTTGATTGATATATAGCATCAGTTGACATCCCAGTTTTGCCATAGCAGCCTTTAACGTAAATTCGTTTGCGCTTCCGACTTACAGCGACCTTAACTAAGGTAGTAGGGTCATTGTAAAACCCGTAATCCTGACCGAACGAATAAGGTAGACTTTCGTCAAACTCGCCAATAGACCAATTTTCAAATACAACACCTTCAGCGTTATCCAGCCATCCACCTAACACAACGTGCTTATAGTAAACTGCATTTTTAATTACTTTTCGGTCTAACTTTTCGCGATCTGATTTAGGTGTACGCTCATATAATTCGTAATGTTCCCGCTTAATCTCGAAATCTGTCCAGATGTTATCAGCAATAAGTTCCCGCTCCATATCCATGTAAGAGCTGTGAATATAAAGCACATTGCCTTTAATGCCGTTAAACCCTTCCGATACACCTTCAGACTCAAAGAATTCCTCATAAATCCAGTGCGTTTTAGTTGTCGGATTGAGTAGTAATATGGAGAGGTTGCGTACGTCCTTAGCCCGGATTGACTTTTTGATCTTATCCCAATTATCGAAGCTAGGCATTTCCTCGGCTTCCTCTAACACGAATACTGAAAAGTCTTTAAGCGACTTTAGAGAAGCAGTTTGGTTACCTGAGCTGGTTTTGATACCCTTGAATACTACCTTGCTATTATTCCCTGTACCTATAATCCTGTCTTTTGTTACCTCAAAACTCGAATGTGCGTTAAGCATTTCAATCTTTTCGGTAAACTCTGGTATAATCGAGTCCTGAGCTGATGTAAGCGTGTACCTAGTGTATAATACCCGATGTACGAAGTCTTTAGCCGCAACACATGACCACGTACCTACAGCGAACGACTTTTGACTGTTACGGCCTCCGGTTATGATTACGGTGTCTACGGTGTATAATGGGCTTCTAGGTTCAGCAGATAGCCACTCGAATAAAGGTTCGTATTTTTCAGATAGGATCATTAAAATGGTTTAATAATTCATTATAGCTTATCATCAGGATTATTAAGCCCTGCATCTTCCATTGCTTTGTAAAGTTCCCAAATTGCTTTTGCTACTTCTGGATACTTACTGATACACCCACCTGACATTGCAAAACGAACACCTACTTTTTTAAATTTATCCCCCATGTATTTGTCCTTTGATTGCTGGCAAACAATATAGTAATCACCATTACCGCCATGCATCATATACATTACTGAGTCGCTTATATCACAGTCGTCTGTTAAAATAGCCATATATTATTACTTTTTTATTTACAATTTAGGCAATTAAAACATACCAAAACCCAACAATCCCGTTACTTATGACTCCCCTTACTAAACGATATAGGTGTAGGCGACATTGAACCGTCTTTACTTGAATGGTCAACTTCTTGTTTGTCTGCCCAATTGAACCTGTTTTTCATGTTCATATACCAGCCCGTATAGTTAAAGTCCTTATTTTCAAGGTTTTTACGGCCTTTTCTAGTCCACCATGCTTCAGATAAATCCTTACATTTTTTTATGGTGTCGGAAAAATGTTCCTCACGTTTAGCGATCTCGTAAAAGCTGTCACGTGATATATCCAATTCAACCGCCAATTCAATTATAGAGGCACCCTCTTCTGATAACGCTAACAGCATCAATTCCCACCCATCTGGTAAATCGCTTAGTTCTATTCTAGGTCTGCCCATGTTACTTAGTTTTTAATTCGCTTTCCTCTATTGGAACTGGTATCCCTACACATGCCCAATGTTTCCAAAGTTAAGTATAATTTGTTATTTTTTGGCTTTTGATATAATTGATATAAAGCCGTACCGCGACAACATACTCTGCATGAACCATTGCAAAGGTTTAACTGTGTCTTTTACTTCTTTGCTTTCAATAAACAAAGGCACCTCTCCGACTTTTAGGCATAGTAAATCTGCTATACCTGGTTTATTTGTCTTGATAAGGTTTATAACAAAATAACCCTTAGCCTCGTATTCCTTAATTAATTTTGTTTGGTGTTTTGATGCCATAGTCTTTTACGAACTTTGAAAGTGTATAATCCTTTTTACCCATTACCGTTTTATATATTTTTTCCTCAATACCTCCCTCAGCAAATACCCAATAGACATCGTTAGTTTTCCGCTCCATTGTTGTCAATCTGTCTTTAGCTTGGAAATACGATATAGCTGAAAAGTCAATATTAAAGAATACAAGGTAATCAGCTTCTTTCAGGCTTATGCCTTCACGTCCAGAAATGACCTGTAAGGCAATATTTTTATTTGTTGTATTGAATGTATCAAGGTCTGTACAAAGTTCATCCTGAAATACTGATTTAAGCAAATTAAGTTCCTCTTTGAATTTATAAAATATTCCGATCTTATATTCTTTGAAAAACTCTTTTATATACTCAGCCTTACTGTAATCAATTATTTTTGATTTAGCCGGTAGTTCGGTTACATTTTGGTTATCATCAATAACAATTTTCTTTTCAAATTTAATTGTTCCTGAACATAGCTGATGTATTTTACCCATTAATTTAACTGCAGTGTCCGCTAATATCGTTTCTTCTTTGCCCTCGATCACCCTATCCTTGCTTATACGGTCAATTAAACTGTACGTAATTGGTTTCATTTTTACGGTTAGTACGTGTTCCTTTACTTCGCTGGTAAATCCTGCTTCGATCTGGCTGAACTTGACGAAATACTTATTTAACATTGTATCCATTTTTTCATTCGCTTGCTGCATACGTTCTATGTCTTTTTCCTGACGCTCATGTATGTCAGCTAATAGTAGAAGGTAATTTGGGTTCTCTTTAGATACTTTACGTTTTATCGTCGCATAATACTTGTAAATTATTTCTTTGTTGTTGGTATAGTTGCCTACTATGCCATACCCTAGATCGAACTCACACTTTACAAATCCCATACCTGAGAACCAGTTGTAAAAGTTTTTATAGTGTTTAAACGGGGAATTATTGCTAACCCAAAATTGATGATATACCTGGGAATAGCTTTCAGGGTGGGGTGTACCTGATAAGAATATAATGGGCAGGTTACCGTATTTCAGTTTAAAGTTCTTTGCTCCCTCACTTGGTTTAGGGAAAGATCCAAATCTGTGGGCTTCATCCATTATAACTAAATCAAAATTGGTTTCTTCTATTTTATGTATGCTCTCATTATTGATTATAGTTAACTGGAATTTATTATTGAATCCAAAAGCATTATAATCATCCTCGATAGACTTAATTGCTTTTTTCTTCGTGCAAAACAAAACCCTTTTTGCTCCATATAAATATGCGGTATTTAAGGCTGTTGCGGTTTTGCCCGTCCTTACTTGCATAGCAAAATAAACTATCATAAAATCAAGTAGGATATTAACCCCTAATTCTGAATTTGTAACCTGGTAATCTCTGAGTTGTTTTTCCATGTTGTTTTGATAATGCCAGCATAATGCCAACTGTTTGGCATAAATAATATGCCTTTAAAGGTATTTAAATGATGTTTTTAAAAGATAATGCCGAAAATGTCAATAATGCCACTATAAAAATAAAACAGGCATTTAAAGGTTTGTATTTAATATATATAATTATGCTATATGTTAATATATTATATATATAATTAATATATAAAAAAGTACGTGAGATTATACTAGCATTATGGCATTTTCTCCGCCGATTTTTTCTGGTGGCATTTTCGGCATTATTGACATTTTTAAAAATAATCATCGTTTAAACGTGTTTAAATGGCGTTTTTAGTTCACTTCATTATGCCAACTTATGCCAATAATGCCAAATAGACTATTTTTTATAGTACGTCTCATATAAAACGTGGTCTAAAACTCGCCATTCGTAAAATGGTTCACTTGGCTTGATCTCTGATAAAATTATATTGTAGGTTGATTTAAAAGGGTGTAATGAGTTTTCTGGTTGCTTCATGAACATTGCCCAGTTAGATGACTGTTTGCGCTTTATATCGCATAATAATCGTATCATGTCATATTTAGCCGACTTGATACCTTCTCTTTTCCATTGGTCAATTTTTTTCCAAAGATATGCCGATACATTTTCAATATATTCCCCCTCAAACATATATCCGTTGTTCTTAGCATCTAACTTAAAGCAGCACTTAAAAAGTATTTTATAATCACTATTTCTTGCCATAAACACCATGCTTAATTTTAATTATCAGTTTCCCTTTTGGTAACGTGTTCGAATCAATCCAACGTTTACCTGTACGATCTGGGATACCTAAAGACACACAAATGTCTGAAAACTCTTTTGTTGTAAATGGTTGGTCCTGGTTGGGAAGCTGATTATATAAATCTTTAAATATACCCTGCAGACTTTCCGAAGGGTCTGTTGCCCTTGTGAGCATAGCATTTTTAATAAAGTATTCAGCAAGCAAAATAGATTGCTTTATGTTTTCAGTATCTATGGATGTTTTAGGTGAATAATCGTCTGAGCAAGCAAAATCAATCATATGCTTTATCAGGCAAAACCGATGGATATAGGTCTCCATCTTTGAACGTATAGCCTTTATACTGTCAAATTCACTGCGGTTAATTAAGTCTGTATTTGTCTTTTGCCACACTTTTAGCGAATCGTATGCTTCTGAAGAGTACCTTACTTCCTCTGGTTGCATATCCCCCCATTGGTTAATTGGTAGTTCAATATTCAATAACTTTTGGATAATAAAATCGTAATTTGATTTGGTAGACGGTTCTAATGTAACGTCGCTCCAGTATTCTTTTATAGCATTATCTGGGCAGCATATTAACCACCTATCAAAAAAACCGTTGTCCTCTTTCCCCTCGAATGATTTTGATAAAACAGAGGGCTGTATAGTGCCAATTATGTTTAACATTGGTTGATTGATCCGAATGGAAACCTGCGTTTTCCTGTCTACCACGACTGGCTTCCCGGACCAAACGGATAAATAAAACTGCTCGTCGTTACCTTTACTATATCTCTGGAAGGAGTTGATGAAACCAGACAATTCATCATTATAGATCATTATACCGCGTTCATTTTTATGAAGCTGCTGAACAACCGCTTCAGGAGTTGCATCTGACACAATGGTTTTTATAAGCGCACCAGGTGTTTTGCCTTTGTTCTCGTCGTTTGATTCAAAGTCTTTTAGGTATGCCTGGTAACTTTTATAAATTTCACGTTCTTTTTTTTCGATTGGATCTAATGCCCACGTCAAAGGCGCGGACTTATTTACGCCTGGAGTTCCTACCAATGCAAGGAATATATTGCACCGCTCCTTCCAACTATCAGTAACTTTAATAGAAAAAGTGTTACCGATTGCTGTTGCGGATGTGCATAAAATTGACGAAGCAAGGAAATCGGGATGGAAACGGTTTGTTTCGCAAACTTCTAAGATAATATCCTGCATGTTTTTTGGGAAAAATGATAGTGGGAACTTAGACATTTTCAGCCCCTTCCTTTACAATTTGTAAAAAGTCATTAGCCATAAAATTATTTCTTAGTTGATTTATCCACGAATGATTTACCCAAAAAAGTAACCATCTTTATTTTATCTTCTTTTACCCAGTTATAAACAGTCTGCCTTGTTATGCCGTTATCTTTAGCATATTTACCGACTGTTAGTAAATTAGCGGGATTTGGTGGTTTATTCTCCATATTCAAATATACATTTTGTTTTACACTTTGTAAAATTTATAAGCATAAATATTTTATCACAATTCTGCTTTACGGACTTTATTTCGGCTGTTGTCATTTCAAGTACTTAAATATATGCGCAATCACATCTACAGTCCATCCGTTACCCAACATTTTGTAACGCTGAGAATTCGAAACCGATGCGGTGTAATTATCCGGTACGGTCTGCAAACGCTCGCATTCGATCGGGGTAGCTTTCCTGTAATTGTAGGATTTTGGGTAGTCACTTATATTGAAGCGTCCCGAAAGTTCAGCAGATATACAAACCATTTTCCCTTCAATACCGTATATCCTATTTTGTTGGTATGTCTGCGATCCGTCTGGTTTTTTTGGATTTAGAGTCGTAACATTATTCGTAGTTGACGGGTCCATTAATTTTACTCCCTCTCCTTTATTTGTTGTTAGATATGGTGATTTTTTGCCATAGTGAATTTTACCATTCATACCCCTCCCGGATGGATTTGTATTAAGTGATTCTGATTTTTTATCAAATGGAATATCCTCTAAGACATCTTTTATAAAAATTTCTTTGTCTTGTGGGTAATTACCCTTTATGTCTATATTTGTCCAATACAGTCTTTTCCTATTCTGCGCTGAAACTAAAGCCGAATTTATTTCGATAGGCTGAACTCCTAAATATCCGCTTATAACATCTTGATATTCCTTTTTCATTTTCACGTTTTCGAGCAAAAACTTAACATCCGGATTATACATTCTGCACTCTTTCAATAATCTTACAAACTCGAAAAATAGCTTGGATCTGGGATCTTCAAAGTTTAACTGTTTACCGGCAAAAGAAAAACCTTGACATGGACTACCAGCGATAAGCAAATCAATGTGCCTGCCCTTGTCAACCTTGACTTTTGTTACATCGCCTAACCTAACAATTTTAGGATAATTCGCTTCGCTGACTTTAATTGCATACTTGTCAATTTCAGAAGCATAATAATTATCTACCTTAATTCCTGCCCTTTCTAAAGCAATCATTCCGCACGACATTCCGTCGAATAAACTTAATACATTCATATATATAAACTTAAAACCCCCTTCAAAATTTCTATAGCGTCTCACTTCTATATCAATTTATCAGGGGTCTGATTAAAATTTCTTTTTGCTGTTGTGAGACGACATTACAATGATAGGCATTAAAGACCGAATCGAAATGTAACAAGGTGGTTACAATTCTCTCTTAATACTTCCCGACTTAATCATCGACCGGATCGAACTTTCGGTTAATTTCGCGTCCGGCTTCATGTCACCTAAATATTGAACTGTATATATACCTTTGTCAACCGCTTTGAAATATAACCGTCCAGCATCCCCAGACCAAACCTGAGCTTTTAAAGGCATTTCTATTTCATCTACTTCCACAATCGGAACAACACGACCCCGCAATTCAGGGGAATATTCTTTCCCAGGCAAATATTCCGCTCCAATGCTTGCCTGAATTACGAACGCAAATTTATTAATCAAATGCCGGACGTGTAAATTTTCCGCTGCCATATCCATATGGTCGGGCGGAACAAGTACCGCTGCGATTTGCGGATCTACCCTGTACGGTATAGATTTGGCTGTCATAGCGATATATTCGATCTCTTTTGCGTTGAACAGGCACACCGTTTCTGGTATGCCGTCTATCAATTTACCTTTTCGTTTCGCTACCATGATAATTTGAATTTATCTGTTCCGAAATCGTTAATTAACTCTACGTTTATACCCTCGTTTCGTAAACGGTTAATCGCATAATCACCAACACGGATTCTTAACAATTCGTTTTTATGGTTCTGCGCCAATGTCATTAATTGGCTTCTGATCTGCCTGTACTCGATTGATTCGGTACGTTCGGCTAAGATTGTTGATAATAGTTTTTTAGGCATTATACTTTTGATTTTAAGGTTATTGTTTTTGTATTTTCTGATTCTCTTAATTTAAAGCCTTTACGGATTATTTGGTTGACCTTTCCGTACGGTAATTTTCTTACCATGGCGATTTCTGTCATCGGCAATATACGACCGAAATAGTCTTCCATTATATCGCCATATGTTTGATTTAAGATAGGCTCTTTCCTTAACCCAATCTTGTATACCAATCTACGTAAAGTATCAACATGACAGCCTATAGCCATCGATATCGCACCGTATGTTTCGGTCTTGTAGTTATTCATTAAATAATCTAAATCTTTGTCTGTGAATATGAATTTCGGTCTTGCCATCTACCCCCAAAGGCCGGATCAATGTCCAGCCGTTTGAGGTGTAAGAAGATATTTGTTTTTATTTGTTTTGCCTAACTATTCTGATCCGGTTAGGCTTGCGGAGTTACCACTGTTTAGCAGCAAGTAATTTTTCTATAAAGGCATTACGAATAATAACCGCTTCATCAATTCTCGACTTCATTAATTCAATTCTAGCCTGATCCCGGGGAACAACTATTTCATGCCATACAGGATCGCCATTATAAATAGCATAATTAAAGAAGTATGCTTTATCCGAGCCAGTTACCCACATCTGATGCTGCATCTGATCTATGTAACATTGATCAATTATACCATCCATTACCAAGCGGAACAATTTAGGCGATTTAGGGCATTTTATTTCTAATACTGCATTATCAGACACCATCCCATCAGGACTTCCCCCCGTGTCAGCATTTAAAGCAAAGAATCCGCATTGGCTAACTGTTAAGAATTGTAGCTCTTTTAACTTTGAGAATTGTTCAAATGCTAAAGGTTCTGTTTCGATACCATGTTGCATATCGTAACTTACAAATCCCTCGTCTTCATCGGCCCCATACGCAATATCTACAGCCATTTCAAAAGCGTATGTTTCACCTGTTTTCCCTAGCCCTTTAATTCCCATCAGGTCATTAATACGCGAGCTTGTAAACTTCCCGTATCTTTCTTTTCTCCAAGCTAAACTACGCTGCTCCGACATACTCTAAATATTTTGTTTTTACTTCCTCTGTTAATTGGTAAGCCTTTTCAATAGCTTCAACTGTTGCATTTGCTGCCTTTGCTTTTTCGAAATTTGCTTCTGAGAACACCGGCTTTTGTTTTTCAACTGGCTGTGTTGGTTTTATCCTAATACCGTCCTGAACTTTACCAAATGCTTTAATATCTCGTAAGACAAAGAACTCTAAACGGATTCCTTTCCAGTTACCAATATTCCAGCAGTCAATTTCATTGTGACCGTTTTTTCTTGCAAATCCAGCGATAACTTTACGGTTGGTTGAGTTGAGCACCATATCCTTTATAGGCTCCACAAACGAACAAAAATACCCATCTGTTTTTTCGCCTGAAACGTCTACCGCTGTTTGATACCAAGCGTCTTTAATCGTAAATATTAAAGGCTTTCCCTCTATGCTAAAAGCATCCAAATCAGCAGCAGCTAAGTGCGTTGATTTTCTGTATTTCCTACAGTCTATGTTTTCTTCTCTCATTTTATTTCAATTCTTTACTTAATTCAATCATATAAGGCTTAATAATATTGCTGATCCCATACGACAAAGCAGCACCCATTTCTTTACCTGTTTCAGTTTTAAATTCTGCATTTGACATTTCAATAAACTGATCGAATATTTTACGGATTAATGCTTTGTCGTGTTCGGTGTCTGTCATCTTCAAATTTACTTATTAACCCTATGATTTACCTGTTTTTGGTGTAACGTGTTCGTTACTGTAGTGATTTGTAGGCTTTGTAGATTTCTTCAAGCTCGGTAGCCGAAGTTCTTACTGATTCATAAGGAATAACGAAAACTTCTTTACCTAAAATAGTTTCTTTATAACCGGTGAGGTTGAAGTAAACGAAATCTTTAGTCACAGTACAAGGTATAGGGGTATCCTCTTGAAGTATAACACACTTTGGCTTATTCTGCTCTTTTATCCACGCCTCTGCGGCTTCTTTGGTTGAGAAGGCTTTATAGTTAGCGCCATATTTATCTGGAAAGCAAACAGAGTTAAATGATAATTTATATCCATCCTCATTAGGATTCCATAGCGTCCAAATACCTTTGTTGTTTTCGTACTCATTAGTAGCACACCACCAATCATCCCCCTCATAAAGCGGTACCCCATCCTCACTCGTAAGTACGAATACCGGCGGCTTTATACCTACTTCAGCTGCAAAGTCTGAGAAGGGGATGACCCTGTAAAATGTAGAGTTAAATACCTTATATTCTTTACTCTTTTTATCTGTGATATATGGAGATTTAGTATTTGGGTAAACAAAACTGTCAGAGTAAGAAATAAGACTATCGTACTTAGGGAATTTGCACTCAGTTGGTAGATCACCCTCCCATGACCTCCACCCCTTACTTTCATAGTGCTCCATCAGCAACTTAAACTCTCGTTCGTTGTTGACTTGGATTGCGCATTTTCCGGATAGGATGCTTTTACCTTTAAGACTATTATTAATTGCTTCGCTAAGCATTTGCTTTGCCTCTTCTAATTTTGCTAAGGCTTCTTTTAATTCGTTCATTTTATCTTGTTTTAGTTGTTTCCCACTGACTATTCCTAACCTTAATAACTCCGCATTTATCCAGGCAACATAAGGCTACCATAACGATTAGCATTGCAGCCACGTACTGAACGAACGGAATAGGGCGCGTGTTGGTGTCTTGTTTGATGTATTGCTGACGGTTAGACATTGGAACCCTCGCTTCCTAAGAATTTAAGATAGCTTCCCCGATCATATATCAAGGGCTTATTTAACCTTACTTCATAGCTGTCTACATCATTAAAGTCAAATTCGTCTCCTTGCTTTTTAACCAACTTAATAGCCATAATTAATGTGGCCCGACAAGCGTGACGTACAGCCCACAATGCCTTTACCTCCGCTGGCTTTTCGCTTGGCATGAGTTTAAAATATTCATTATCTTCGATGCCTTTAAAATTTGCATCAGCTTCCTCAAAGTTGGCTATTGCTCTGTTGAGGTGTTCGATTGATTGTTTTAGGTTTTCTAGCATGGTGTTACCCTTTAAGTATTACTTGGTTATAAAATCTGTTAGTTACTTTTTCCCAGTTTTCGTCTAGGTATTCCGAGGCTGTTTGCGTTTCGACGAATTGCGACCTGTAGCATCCGTTTTCTTCCTGCTCTACCATCTGTTCTTCGCGGTTCAAACCCAGACATTCGATCCACTTCAGAACGTCATCTTCCAACGCTAAATCGTACCCCTTTTCGGTAATGAACTTGATTACCTTTGAATTTACTGCCTGTTCGGCTATTATAAGTTTGCTCATATTGTTTTGTCTTGTTAGGACAATGTTACGGATTGTAAATGACATTACCAAATAATAATTAAAATAAAATAAATTAGTTATTATCAACTATTGTATTTACATTTGCTTTATGGAAGAATTAAAAAGCAGATCGCAAATTAAACGCGAGGCGTTGTATGCGAACATAAAAGAACGTTGGGATTTATTATATAAGCCAGGAGAGACACAAAAAACACCTGTAGCTGAAAGCATCGCTCGGGAATTTGAAACGTCTCTGAGCACTGTAAACAGGATTGTGGGTAATATTAAAGGTAGGTAATATGGAAAGGTTAATCATTAATTGTCAAGTAGACAAAAAAGATAGTGCAGTCGTTACTTCGGTAGGCAAATCGTTAAGTAAAAACCCGGAAACATTAGAATTAACCGTTAGTGAAAGTGGTAATTTCGCATCAATACGTGTTGGTAAAGATGATGCTGTTAAACTGATAGACCATTTAATTAAGGCATTCAGCTTATGAAACCCACACACGCAGCAATAGCATTAATTTGCTTCGGACTTTTGGTTTGGGTTGTAAAATATATGGAGACGATATGAGACACGAAAAGATATTTAAACGTGAAGACGGAACACAAGTTCAGATAAGCATAACACTTAGTGTTGAGACCTATAGAGATTCCCATAGATATGAACCCCAAGTTAGATGTAAATACAAAGGAAAGAGGACATGGATTTCACCTTTATTAGAAGACACATTTAAATTCACAACTGAGCAAGAGATTCAAGAAACAGCCCTAGAGTTATGGGAGCAATTAAAACCTAAATTCATATAATATGAAAACAATAACAGAAATACTTGACGAGATAGCCCCTAAATATCATCATGAAAACTATGAAATGTTAATTTGTGGTGTAGAAGATTTCGGATTAGAAAGAATTACTTCTGCACTCTCAGAAGCATCCGAAATCTATGCTAATCAGAGTAAATGGATTAGTGTTGAGGATAGGTTGCCGGAAAACAGGACCTACGTTTTATCTTTTTCACCTAACTACAATAACATAGCCGAATTTAAGCATGGTTGTTTTTTTGAAGGGTTAGAGAGATTATATAACGTCACCCACTGGCAACCATTACCTACAACCCCTCCAAAACCCGACCTAACAGATCAGTAACATTCTGGCCCAACTTCCTCGCTAAAAAAGGCTTAATCAAAGGCCATACAGCAATGAACAGTAAACGTTTAACCCACCCCAGTTTAGCTTCTTTAGCTAGATCCTGGGGTGTTACGTTTTCTAGTAAATCCACGTCGCCAACTAGCGATTCTATTTCGGATCTTCTCATAACTTCGGTGCTTCTGGAATGCTGTTAGCCATTGATACGATTGCTTCATCTTTCTTTGCACTGGATTGACTTGATCCAAAGAAGTAGTTTAGGACTTGTGTTAATGCCGCTACGATTGCAATAATTACCTGCGGATCGGATTGAGCCTTACCTTGGAAGTAAGTCGTAAAGAAGTAAGCGAATGATAGTACAACCACGAATAGCGCGATTGATACCTTTAATGTTTCTGTTGAAAATTTCATATGTTATTTAGCTAATTCAATATGTGGTAGGTCTGGCAAAGTTCGCCACGTACCACCCAAGATAATAGGAATGTCCATACATTTAGCCGTAGCCATGATGTGAGCAGCTATAATTCGAAACGCTGTATCAGCATTCCAATCTATTTTACCATTCACAAACGGAACAAAATCGATTGCGTGCCCAT